GTCTTGATGAACTTTGTTTGCGCCTCTTGTGAGTACATGCTATTATGAGGGAAGAAAAACCAAGTGGGTGAGGGCGAAGCCCTCGATCACTTGTCGCCTAAGGTCACATTCAAATGAGGGACCTCATTTACTTGAAAAGTGGCTTAAAGAAGTCCGACACAGAGAAAGTAGAAATGGAGTCCACTACCATGTTCGATCTTCAGACTGAGATTGTCGCTCTTCGCGCCGAGAACAAGCAGATTCTCAAGATGCTTCGCAGGATCAAGGCGAAGCAGGATGACCCCGACGGCACCAAGGCTGAGGAGCGCGCCAAGAACAACGGTTTCAAGAAGCTTCTCGACGTGACTGAGACGCTTCGGTCCTTCTTGGGTCTTGCCGAAGGCGAGAAGATTTCACGCAGTGAGGTCACCAAGCGCGTGAGTGCGTACGCCAAGGATAACAATCTGAAGCACCCGGATGACGGCAAGGTGATTGTGCTCGATGACAAGTTGAAGGGGCTCTTGAATCCTCCAGATGGTGAAAAGATTACCTTTTTGAATCTCCAGAGGTACCTGAGTCCACACTACATCAAGCCCGAAGGTGCTCCGGCTCCAAAGGAGAAGAAGCCCCCAAAGGAAAAGGCACCAAAGGTGGAGAAAGCCCCGGAACCCGCCGCTGAACCTGCACCCAAGGCGGACACTGTAAAGCGTCCTATTGTGAAGAAAAAGGCGGTGAATATCTAAGAACCGATTGGTAAGCAAAGAGAAGCCAATCTGAATAAAAACAAAAAAAAAGTGCTTCGGCACAAATGTTTCTATGGTGTAGTGGCCAACACGTTGGACTTTGAATCCAAAATCCACGGTTCGAATCCGTGTAGAAACGAAGTGGTTCCATAGTATAGCTGGCAAGTACGACAGACTCTGAATCTGTAAACCTCGGTTCGAATCCGAGTGGAACCTTTTTACACATGTCCTTTAATTATAAAACTCAAATTCAGGATACAAGTGGGCTACTAAAAAATAAAAACCCAAGTACATCAAATGAGTGACTCTGACTCATCTGATGAACTTGTTGATGCTCCACCTCTTGACCGCGAGGCCCTCGAAGCACTCATTGGTACAAAAGTGACTGATATCACGTTGTACCAGCGAGCATTTACGCACAAGTCTGCTCTGAAACGTTACACGTTGGATAAGACCTACGAGACGATGGAGTTTATGGGTGACTCTGTGCTCGGATTTGTCATCACGAAGATGCTTTTCGACAAGTACGAGTCGAGACAAGAGGGGTTCCTGACCAAGGCGAGGACCAAACTCGTTCGAGGAACAACACTGTCTGAAATCTCAAGACGACTCGGACTTGATAAATGGGTCTACGTGGATCAAAAGGCTGAACGAAACGGATGGGCCTCGAATGCCAAGATTGGGGAGGATGTGTTTGAGGCACTGATAGGTGCGATTTATCTCGATCTAGGACTTGTTCACGCAAAGCGATTCATTCTTGGTATCTTCGAGGGAATAGACATTGATCTCGAAACGGACACGAACGCCAAGGATCACGCGTTGCGGTGGTCACAGAGAAACAAGTATCCTTTGCCAGAGTACACGATGGTATCTCACATTGATGGTATCTTTTCGATGCAGATTTCCATAAATGGGAGGGTGATGGGGAGAGGTTCAGCGAGAACGAAAAAGGAGGCGGAGCAAATTGCTGCTCATCAAGCTATGGTGTCTGTTGGTGAGATGACTTAAGAGCTGAAACGGATGTGCTTGCCCATCATGACAACCTTGGGCTTGCGAGGGCGACGAATTCCTTTGTTCCTTCTCGTCTTCCTGATGTAGGGGTTGGGGAGGATACTCATCACAGAACTCGACTTCTTGCGTCTAACACCAGCGTCGCGTCTTGTCTTCCTGATGTAAGGATTTGGGAGGATGCTCATGATAGGACTCTTCTTCTTCCTGGTTGTCCCCTTGTTACTTCTTGTCTTGCGCTTGACTTCGAGAGCAACCATGGCACCGCCTGTGGTCTTCTTGAAGTGCGCTTTCACACCGTAAACCTTCTTACCATGCGAGACAACATACATGCCACCCCTGTGGCCTGTGTAAATCTGGCGATGCTGAGAATTGTAGAATGTGGTGAGACCTGTCGCACTCATTTTTATAATTGCGAAACTTTTTTTTTCACGCACCCTGGAATCCAATGGAGTTTTCACGCGCCTGTAGAACATTTTGTTGATCACGTGACTTTTATTCAAAGTGCTTCGCTACCCCTTCTTTAATAGAAAGACCCCGACAATGGTCAATACAAGTCCCATGTACTGATAGGGGTTTGCAAGCCGGTCACCGAGTATCACGTAGGCTGCGATAGACTCGATGATGGCGCTCATGCCATCCCAAAGTCCGTTAACAAGAAGAACATTGCCTGTGTGAAAGCTCCAGATGAGAGCCGCGACGACACCAATGTACCCAAAGATACCGAGACTGAGATTTTGTAGACCCCCAAGTGTCGCGTATCGCTTGAGCATGAAATCACCAAAAACTTCAAGCACTGAAAGAATTCCAACTCGAAGAAGACTCATATACTATAGTACCAAATTTGTGTCTGAGTGTGTCTCATGTCAATTTCTTCCAAGTGGTGACTCGCTTTGTTCGACCACTTGATTGAAATGGACTCTGCAAAAGTATTCCGTCACCAGGACCCACGTGGGTACGAACGACTTCTTCAACTCTTGAAGCTAACCAAGTGTCATCCATCCTTTGAAACTTCTATCGTGCAAGAACTTTTTACGACGAAATCATTTCCCACGTTTTTACACAAGGTTGAAGTTCACTTGTGTAAAAAGATGGGGTTCAATATGATTCTTCACGGTGTCCCAAAACGAGCAGAGTTGTCTGGGACCAACATCGAAGAGGACATTGGTGTGACCCACGTTCGTGACACTATGAAACAATTTGGAACTGTGATTGATCTTCGTGTCATCGGTGACACTGCGTATGTCAAGTTTTCTCGGCGTGAAGATTCAGTCAAGGCGCATCGTCTCATAAACAATATGATGATGGGTCCAAATAGTATCAAGACGTTTGTGTGTTAAGAACCGACTTGAATTAAAATGCATTTCCACCAAAAACGTGCCTTAAAAACACTGACGTTATTATAAAACAAAAGTAAAAAATGATAGCTCAATTAGCTGTTCGAATCCTGAGGTCTTCCAGAAAAACTCGTCCAACTGATAAGGACATTATAGATGTTCTCGATAATCTTGACACTGATGAAGACTTTGAAATTTCGGATGAACTCATAGAACAAGTCAGGATACTTTTTAACGCTCCAATTGATTATGAAAAGGAGGCTCTTAAGGAAGCTAATAGAAAGTTTAACCAAAATGTCAAGGGTATTATTACACAAGAGTTGTATGACGATGACGATTGGGTTCCAAGTGCACCAATTGATGAAGATGCAAAAAAGAAATGGGAGGAAATCCAAGATAAATTAGATGTGATTAAAAATAGATTTGAAGAAATGACTCAGTAGTGTATTGTAAATTACTTTTTAAAACACACTCCTACCAAAAACGTGTCTTCCGACACCTCACGACACAGTGTCTCTATAGTAAACAAAGATGGAGTGTGAAGGTGTCATTGTCGAACAACCCGAGTACACCTTCTTTACCAAAACATTTTCGTGGTTTCAATTCCTAGTCGACTTGATTCCTAGATCAAAGCCACCACCTTCGAAAAGGGTGAATTTACCGGTCTAAAAAACCAGGAGCGGGCTTTGCCCGCTAGTAGCGACTTATGATGCCCCGAATTTGAGTGTCTCGCTTCGCTCACCACTCGATTTTTAAAAACCGAGTGACGAACGAAGTGAAGTCACTTGTAGCCGAGACTTAACCATAAGTGGCTTCGCCACTTGAACTTTAAAACCATTCTCAACCAAAAACATGTCTGATCCTCACTCACGTATTAAAAGCAAGAACCCACTTTTAAATAGATGCACCCAGTTGTTGCAAAGCTTATAGCAAATGAGTACGCGAGTCAGAGATCCGAGGAGTGGCTCGCTCTTCGAGGTAAGATGTTGACCGCGAGCGACGCGGCGACTGCGATTGGATGCAATCCCTATGAGACGCCAGAGAAACTGATTCTCAAAAAGTGTGGTGCTGTTCGATTTGATGGAAACGCGGCGACTGAACACGGGAACAAGTACGAGAATGAGGCTCGTGACATTTACTGTGCCAAGTACAATGAGGTTGCTCACGAGATTGGTCTTCATCCGCACCCGGTATACAAGTGGCTCGGAGGATCACCAGATGGAATCACAGAGTCTGGAAAGCTTCTTGAGATCAAGTGTCCCATGATGCGAGCAATAAAGGATGAGGTCCCGGGTCACTATCTGCCACAGTTGCAACTCTTGATGGAGATTCTCGACTTGGAATCGTGTGACTTTATTCAATACAAACCGGATGAACTCACGTGGCCAGATCCACCACAGTTTCAAGTGACGCACGTGAAACGGGACCGCGAGTGGTTTGCTGAAAAGCTCCCGAT